GACTTAAAAAACTGATTCACGGCGGAGAAGCTGCCGACTTCCTCGCCGTGTATGCTCTCGCGGACCGTCTCGGCAAATTCGCAAGCGAAGTGCTCGCCATGCCAGCGCAAGAATTGAACGGCTGGCTCGTTTACATAGAGCATCAAAACCGGAAATCGAAACATCATGGCTGAAGCTACATTCACACTGCGGGCGGTTGATTCGACGAGGGCGGCGTTTGCGAGCGTGCAGAATTCGCTGACGAAGATTCACTCGACCGCGAAGGCGGTGAGCACTGGCATTGCCAGTTTTTTCGGACTTCGCGCTCTTCTGTCGGTTGGGAGCAGCGTCAATCGAATGATGGAGGACGTTGAGGCGAATTCAAAGAAGTTCGGATTAACATCCGATGAATTAAACAAACTGACGCGAGTAACAGGGGCGGTTGATAACGGAGTAAATTTTCTGAAAAAAGGATTGGTTTTCGCAGCCGATGCAGCTCTTAACCTAAAAGATCAAATTTTCGGAGTCAGCAAAGTTCAGTCCTTCAGTATTGCTGATAAAATACGAGCTGAGGTGGATGCTCCAAAAATTGAGGAAGTCACAAAGCAATTGAAAGAATTGAAAAGCGCCTTCAATTCGATGGGTGAAACTCCAGATAAAAAATTCAAACAACTGTTTGGAGATATTGACGCAATTCAGGCGAGGCCGAACGACCCAGCAAAAAGTTCTTTGCTTAACTCTCTAGAAAAGGAAGTAGAGGTTCAAAAATTGGTTAATGAATGGAGGACTATTAGCGTTTCTTCATTGGGAAATTATAACAAAGCAGTCGAAGATAGTAACAAAGCATTGGATCAATATAACTTTTCGCTACTCGACGAGAAACAGCAGCAAGCTGAAGTGAACGCGGAGCTGACAAAGCTGCTTGCTCTGCGTCGTGCAGATGAAGCCTTGCTGGCAAATAGAGACCCATCACGAAAAATGCTAACGGTGGATGAAGTTGAGGCGATTGATAGAATGCTTGTTGCTCTCCCGAAAATCAACGAACTCCTCGGCAAGCGCAAGGTTCTGGAAACCGATCTCCAAATCATCGCGCGCAACGCGGGCAGCATGATCGCAAGCGGCTTTGAGGACGCAATTTTCAGCGGGCAAAAGCTCGGCGAAGTTATCCGGTCGCTCGGGATGGATTTGATGCGGATGGTGTTTCAGCAGACCGTCACGGCTCCGCTGGCGGCGGGAATCAGCGGTGCAATTCTCAAAGGCTTCCGTGCCGAGGGCGGACCTGTGGGCGCAGGCGGTGCCTACGTCGTCGGCGAAAAAGGTCCAGAGCTCTTCGTTCCACGCTCCTCGGGCAGCATCGTGCCAAACGGCGCAATGGGCAGCAGCGGTGGGGGCTCGGGCGGCGTGACCGTAAACTACAACATCGCCGCAGGCGTCTCGCGCGCGGAGCTGGTGCCTATCCTCGAACAGGAGCGCAAGCGGCTCAAGGCGGAGATTCCCGACATGGTGCGGCGCGGGGGGTCGTATCGTAGTGCGTTTGCTTGAGTTCCTAGACGCTTATGGCCATCACCTATCCTCTCACCCCTCCCGCCGCCATTCGCATAGCCTCCTTGCGTTTCTCGGCCATCAGCGCGGTCGCCCGAAACATCTCGCCGTTCACGTTTTCCAGCCAATCCTACAACTGGACCGGCACGATGCTCAGCGGCGATGTCGAGTGTCCGCCGATGAACCGCGCCGACGCCGAGGAACTCATTGGCTTTCTCATCATGGCTGCGCGCGGCACGTTCTACTTCCGCGACTACGCAAACGGCACGCAGCGGGGCAACATGAGCGGAAGCCCGCAGCTTAACGGGGCGCACGTTGCGAACACGACGACGCTCACGGTCGATACCGGCTCTGGCTCGTGGGCCGTAGGCGATTACATCCAGCTCGGGACCGGCAGCAGCTCGAAGCTGCACAAGATCACGCAGGTCAATTCGGCGACCTCTTACGAAATCTTCCCGCTCTTGCGCACCAACTACCCTGACGACACGGCGATTGATTACACGGATGCCGTTGGCGTCTTCCGCCTCGGGACCACGACGTGCGACTGGTCAATCGACACGGCGAAAAAGTATGGGCTGAACTTCTCGATCTTCGAGGCGATCAACACATGAGCCGCACAATTCCTGCTCCTCTCCTCGCCTCGACGACGGCGGCGCAACTCAACCCGTTCTTCGCTACGTCGCTGGATTTCGATGACGGCTCGGTGCGCTACTGGACCGGCTATGGCACGATCACGATCGGCAGCGTGACCTATGCGGGACTCGGGGCGTTCTCCGCGATCTCGACCATCGAAGAAACTGAAGACCTTGCGGCGCGCGGGCTGAAGATCGACCTGACCGGAGTTCCGAACGATCTCGTCGCGGCTGCGCTGGATGAACCCTACCAAGGCCGCACGGCGGCGGTGCGATTTGGCACGCTGAACGCGGACACGGGCGCAGTCATAGACTCGATCACGGTCTTCAGTGGGCGCATGGACACGATGGTGATTTCGAACGATGGAAAACAGGCAACCATCGGCATCGCAGTCGAAAGCAAGCTCGTCGATTTCCAGCGCACGCGTGAAAGTCGCTACACGCACGAGGAGCAACTGCGCAGATACCCAGCCGACACGGGGCTCGAATACGTCGCAGGGCTGCAAGACAAGGTGATTTACTGGGGCAACGCTAACGCGACCGCGTTTCGCACGGGCGGAAGAGATGAACCCTTAAACGAAGAACCATAATGATTGAGGCGTTTATCATTTTCGTCGGGCAAATAATCATGGACATGGGGGCGACCTACGTCGTCGCCAACGCGGTTGCGACAGCGGTGGTTTATGCTTCGATTATCGCGGCAAACATGGCCGTGGCGCGACTCCTCTCGCCAAAGATGCCGTCAATGGCCGATTTGAACGATCGTGGAATAATGACGCGCAGCCCGACGTCACCGCGCCAAATAATTTACGGGCAAGCGAAGGTGTCGGGCACCGTTGTCTTCCTCGCAACGAGCGGAGCGAAGAACGAGTATCTGCATCTCGTCGTGACTCTGGCCGGCCACGAGGTGCAAGAAATCGGCGAAGTCTATTTCAACGAAGACCTCGTGCTAACCGGCAGCGGCGACGGCTACGCCACGGGCAAATACGCAGCGGCAGGAAGCTACACCGGCTCGCTCATCCACAAGCATCTCGGGACGACGACGCAGACGGTGGACACTACGCTGCAAACCGATTTTCCAGTGGATTGGGACTCAAACCATCGGCTGCGGGGCATCGCCTACATCTACTGCAAGCTCACTTTCTCCAACGAAATCTTCGTCGGCGGCATCCCGAACATTTCCTGCGTCGTCAAGGGCAAGAAGGTTTACAACCCCAGCACGCTCGCGACCGCTTACAGCGCAAACCCCGCGCTCTGCTTGCGCGACTATCTCACCGACGCCGATCTCGGCATGGGTATGGACACGAGCGAGATTGACGACACCTCGGTTATCGCGGCGGCGGCTGTCTGCGACGGGCAAGTCGAGGTCAAGCCGGTGACCAGCCCAGCGACATACGAGAACCGCTACGAGTGCAACGGGCAGGCTGTGACGTCCTCGACGCCAGACTCGATCATCGGGCAAATCCTTTCTGCGATGGGCGGGACGATCGCTTACAGCGGCGGGCAGGTCGTGGTCTATGCGGCAGCGTATCGCGCGCCCGCAATCACCCTCGACGAGAGCAACATGGCTGGCGGCTTTACGGTCTCGACTCGCCTGAGCGCGCGCGACCGCGTCAACGCGGTGAAGGGCACGTTCATTTCCTCCGAGAATCAGTGGGCCGCAGCGGACTTCCCGCAGATCACGAGCGCAACCTACTTGGCTGCGGACGACGGCGTTTATCACTGGCGCGACGTTATTCTGCCGTTCACGACGAGCAGCAGCGCGGCGCAGCGCATCGCGCGAATCAACCTGCGGCAAGCGCGCGAAGAAATCATCTTCACCGCAAAGTTCAATCTGACCGCGATGCAGCTCCGAGCGGGCGACACAGTGAACCTCACGAACGCAAACCTCGGATTCTCGTCGAAGGTGTTCGAGGTCATCGCGTGGTCGCTATCGAGCGACGGCACGCCGCCGACTCCGGTAATTGAGCTGCAACTACGCGAGACGGCTGCGAGCGTTTACGACTGGGACGTGACGGACGAGGTCGCAGTGGAGAGCGCGCCGAACACGACGCTGCCGAATCCGTTTTCAATCGACCCGCCGACTAATCTCACGCTCACCGCAGACGGCACGACGCAGTTCATCCAAGCGGACGGCACGGTGGTGCCGCGCATCAAAGTGGCGTGGAGCGCTCCGACCGAGCAGTTCGTCACGAGCGGGGGCAAGACCGTCATCGAATACAAGGAGGGGACGGCGACGACATATCTGGTGTGGTCAACGGTGGACGGCGATCAGACGCTGGACTTCATTTCCAGCGACGTGCGAATCGGCACGAGCTACAACGTGCGGCTCTACGCGCAGAGCTTCTTCAACACGTCATCGACTTACACGGACGTATCCACGACCACGCCGGTCAAGGACACGACCGCGCCCGTAACGCCCACCGGTCTCGCCGCCGCAGTCGGCACGGGCCGCGCCGTTTCGCTCGACTGGAACGACAACACCGAGCCCGACTTTTCGGAGTATGGCATTTACAGAAACACCACGGCGGTCACACCAGCGAACGCCAACACAAACAAAATCGCCGAAGTCCGCGCGTCGCGATTCGTAGACACCGATGTCACGATCGGGACGACGTATTATTATTGGCTGAACGCTTACGACACGGTCGAGAACGTGTCGGGCTTTACCAACTACGTTTCCGCGACGCCGGTCGTGATAACTGCTGGGCCGATTGACCCGACCGCGCCCAGCACGCCGAACGCTCCGACGCTCATCAGCACGACGGTCTATGTGTCGAGCGACGGCGGTTCATTCGCGCGTGTCTCGCTGACCGCTCCACCGCTTCCCTCTGGCGCAGTCGC